TTAGTACACAAGTTTTTCTAATTTTTGCTCTAACTCTCTGTCCATTTTCTCTGTTACATGGGTATATACCTTTATAGTCGTTTTTTCATCTGTATGTCCTACTCTTTTCATAATTGCTTTTAACGATATATTCATTTCCGCCAATAAACTTATGTGTGTATGCCTTAGTGTGTGAGTAGTAACTTTTTTATTTATATTTAATGATTCTGCAGCTGAGGACAATCGTTTGTTTATCCTACTGCCTTGCATAGGATTTCCTTGGCAAGTTGTGAATATAAACCCTCTATCAACATAGCTTGGTTCCCATTGTTGCATCTTTTTATTTTCTAACATTATTTTTTTCAATACATTTGCTATCCTTGAATTGATGGCGATTTTTCTTTTTGAACCTGCGGTCTTCGTAGTATCTTTGTGACCAAATCCAGCATTACATTTGATTCTGTGAATAGTGCCATTAATATCGATCGTTTTATTTTTGAGGTCAACATCTTTAACTTGGAGAGCTAATAACTCACCTATGCGCATACCTGTTAAAGCTTGAACTTCTACAGCCCCAGCAACTAAAATACGAGCTCTATACTGCATGTTATTATCGTTCAGTATAAAATCGCGTATCTGTATTACCTGTTCCATCTCTAAATAGTTGTACATTTTCGCTTCTTCTTTTTCTATATCTTCTATCGTCTTACTCTTCTTTGGTAGTGTGACGCTATTTAATATGTGTTCGTTTGGATAATTGTAAAATTTAACGGCGTATTTAATAGCTTCTTTCATATGTCCAAGTTGACGCTTTACCTGATTTGCAGAATATACGTTTGATAATTCGTTAATAAATGTTTGCATGTACTTTGTATCAATTTTGTTTAAAAGTAAATTTTGAGAACTGTTCTTTTTGATGTTTTTGATTCTTGTTTTCAAATTATCAAGCGTCGTTACTTTAAAGCCAGATGTTTTTATATGATATTCAAGCCATTCATCTAATAACGCGTGAAAAGTCAAAGTTTTTAATTCGCTTGACGACTTGTTGTTTAGTTTTTCTTTTATTTTTTCTTCTAAACGAAACATTGCCTCTTTTTGCGATTGCTTTGTATTCTTATTCAAGACAACACTTACACGTTTCCATTTATCTGTATACGGATCTTTGTATTTCTCGTAGTATCTATACTTCGTTTCATTGTTCTTATTTTTAAATTTTTCAAACCACATTTTACATCCCTCCTCAAAATTGGCAAAAAAATAATAAGGGTAGGCGGGCTACCCATGAAAATTGTATAAAAAAAGACGCCTGTATAAAATACAGACGCCACTTATAGTTATAAGATTACATGGTTAATTACCAAAAATGGTAACGAATATATACGTGTTTTAAAGGATAAACCTTTAATATATTAAAATTATATCATCTTATATCAGGAATCTGCAATATATTATTATTAATTCTATTTATCAGTAACATAATATCCGAAGAATCTATTACTGGATTTTTAATTTTTGGGGGTAAAACTTTTCTTATGCGAAACTTACTAATCGGCTGGAAAGAATTTATGCAAGCGTAACTATTACCTTTTAATTTTTTTACCTTATCAATTGCTGATACTATGTTATTAATGTTTCTGTCAATTTTATTTAATTTATTTTCAATTTCTAAACTATCAGATATAAATTCACTAAAATAATCTTTAGTGATGAATTCTGTGTTGTTTTTTTGGTATTTTTTATCGAAAACTTCTTTTAATATAGCTGAATTATTTTGCGCGCTAATTAAATTTAAAAACAATCTTAAATAATACTCCCATTTCAAATCAAAATTCATCTTTAAATACTTTTTGTTTTCTTTAGAAGATAAGGGAATAACATTTACTATATCTTCCGTATTAGAATCATTTTTATTCATCACTATTGCAAAGTGTGAATTAGAAAATTCTTTATTAACGTTTATACCGAAATCTACAAAAACTATTTCTCCTTGTTTAAACTTTGGATAAAAACCTTTATGGTTTTTTTCACCTTCAAATCTCTTGAGTAAATAGTGAATATCTGAATCTAATTTTTTAAATTTTGGATTTCCAGAAGTTTTTAATTTATTAATGCGTTTTTCTATATTATGCGTCATCATTTCTCCTTTATTCTCGCTCACGTTCTCACCACCATTCAACGTCTACACTTGTAGACGTTTTTTGATTAGTAAAATCATAATGAATCTTCTTTGGTTAACTTATCGCCATCTATTTTTTGTGAAATAAATTCCAAGTATTTACGCGCATTATGTGACGATAAATCTTTAGGTAACTCATAAGTGAATGGTTGATTACCACTAGTTAAAACTTCATATACTATAGTTTCTTTTTTTATTTTGCAATTAGTTATTTTCATTATAAACTTCCTTTCAAACACTGCTGAAATAGACGTCTTTTTCAAATAAGCATGATTAATACTTTAATTCTTTAATCCACATATATTTAAAAGTGAGGTAGTAGGTAATAAATATAAGACTTAAAGTTAAGATTGCTTTTTTCATGTCAATTTCTCCTTTGTTTATATTTATATTAAAGCGCTAAATATACGTTATTAATCACAATACAACTTTGCCCATTACTTTAATATTACTAAACGAAGCGACTTTGATATCATCATACTTCGGATTTAGAGATACCAAATTAATATAGTCTTCGCATATATCTACACGCTTGATAAGACTTACTCCATCTAATACAACGAGTGCAATTGTACCATCTTTAATAGAATCTTCTTTCTTAATAAAAGCGTATGTTCCTTGTTTTAACATAGGTTCCATTGAATCACCATTAACTAAAATACAAAAATCAGCATTTGATGGCGTTTCGTCTTCTTTAAAAAATACTTCTTCATGCAATATGTCATCATATAATTCTTCTCCTATGCCAGCACCAGTTGCACCACATGCAATATACGATACTAGTTTAGACTCTTTATATTCATCTATAGAAGTGACTTTATTCTGTTCATCTAATTGCTCATTTGCGTAGTTAAGTACGTTTTCTTGGCGGGGAGGTGTGAGTTTGTTGTATATGGAAGTGATGTCGTTTTTTTTATTATTTCTTGTAGGAAACAAATCATCGATACTGATATTTAAAATATGAGCAATTTCAAACAAATCATCTTGTTTAGGAGTTCTGTACCCTGTCTCATAATTTGAAATAGTAGCTTTTTTAGTGTTGAGTTTTTCTCCAAGTTGATCTTGAGTTAAGTTCAATTTGGTTCTATAGTATCTGATTTTATTGCCTATAAATTTCGCTAATTCTTTTTTATCCATTTTCTTACCTCCTTAAATTTACCTATAGTATAACCCAATTATTTTTGGTATTCAACAAAAAAATACACGAAAAGCAAACTTTTATGTTGACTCAAGTACACGTATCGTGTATAGTAGGTTTTGTAAGCGGGAGGTGACAACATGCAATGGAATTTAATAAAGTTGAGAAAAGAAAGAAAGTGTACTCAAGAAGATTTAGCAAACCTCTTGAATATATCAACTGAAGGTTATCGTTTAAAAGAATTAGGAAAGCATCAATTTAAGAATGATGAGATGTTTATTATCGCTGATTTTTTTGACGAAAATATTGGAGATATTTTTTTACCCACAAAGTACACGAAACGCAAACGAACATCTTAAAGGAGACATAACAAATGCAAGACCAATCATTAAAATTAGTAAAACTACAACTAAAATATCATAACCTTTCAGGACAAATTGAAGCTTATGATAAATCACTTAAAGAAATAAGATACACTCGAGATCTTTTCAACAAACATCTAAGCATGAATAACGAAGACGCATTTGCTGGTTTGGAAATGGTAGAAGATGAAATTACTAAAAAGCTACGAAGTGCTATCAAAGAGTTCCAAAAAGTAGTGAAAGCGTTAGACAAGCTTAACGGTGTTGAAAGCGATAACAAAGTTACTGATTTAACAGAGTGGCGGAAAGTGAATCAGTAACATTCACTTCTTAATATAACCACGCTTATCAACATCCACATTGAGCAGATGTGAGCGAGAGCTGGCGATGATATGAGCCGCGTTTAAATACATTCGATAGTCATTGCGATAACCGTCTGCTGAATGTGGGTGTTGAGGAAAAAGGAGGATACTCAAATGCAAGCATTACAAACATTTAATTTTAAAGAGCTACCAGTAAGAACAGTAGAAATTGAAAACGAACCTTATTTTGTAGGAAAAGATATTGCTGAGATTTTAGGATATGCAAGATCAGACAATGCCATTAGAAATCATGTTGATAGCGAGGACAAGCTGACGCACCAATTTAGTGCATCAGGTCAAAACAGAAATATGATCATTATCAACGAATCAGGATTATACAGTCTAATCTTCGATGCTTCTAAACAAAGCAAAAACGAAAAAATCAGAGAAACCGCTCGGAAATTCAAACGATGGGTAACATCAGATGTCCTACCAGCTATTCGCAAACACGGTATATACGCAACAGACAATGTAATTGAACAAACATTAAAAGATCCAGACTACATCATTACAGTGTTGACTGAGTATAAGAAAGAAAAAGAGCAAAACTTACTTTTACAACAAGAAATCGGAGAACTAAAACCCAAAGCAGACTATGTAGATGAAATCTTAAAGTCAACTGGCACATTAGCCACAACTCAAATCGCGGCAGACTACGGTATATCAGCACAAAAGTTAAACAAACTACTACACGAAGCTAGACTACAACGAAAAGTAAATAAACAGTGGGTGCTTTACTCAGAACACATGGGCAAGAGTTACACAGAATCAGACACTATAGCAATTGTACGCTCTGACGGTAGAGAAGACACAGTTTTACAAACTAGATGGACACAAAAAGGCAGATTGAAAATACATGAAATCATGACTGAATTCGGTTATGAAGCTAATTTAGGGGGAGCGTAAATGACACCAGAACAAAAAGAAAAGCTAAACAATATAGTATTAACACTTTATGCAGTTAAAGAAAACAAAAGTCAAACATACACACACAAAGATACTCTTACTGTGACATATGCAGGCGAGATTGAGCACACTTACGAAGTCGACAGAGAGAAACACCTTGAATCAATGATTGAGTGGGCAATTGACCAAATCGAACAGCACTTTGATTTAGACGAAGAAGAATAACACACAATTGAACAAACAACTTAATAGGAGGAATTATCAATGAACATTCAAGAAGCAACTAAGATAGCTACAAAAAATCTTGTCTCTATGACACGGAAAGATTGGAAAGAAAGTCATCGAACTAAGATATTACCAACAAATGATAGTTTTTTACAATGCATCATTTCAAATAGCGATGGGACAAACCTTATCAGATATTGGCAACCTTCAGCCGATGACCTCATGGCAAATGATTGGGAAGTTATAAACCCAACTAGAGACCAGGAATTATTGAAGCAATTTTAGAAATGCTATCAATGATACTTTTTAAATTGTTTTTAAACTCATTTTCAAAGTAAACAACAGTCTTGTCTGAAATTGTTACATGATAAATAGTGTTACTAGCATACACGCCGTTTAGGAACCCAGAGTTTTTAAGTTTATTTAAATCGTATTTTACATCTTCGAAATGTAGTTTTTGAAAATACTTTGTATGTATATCTTTAGCACTTCCAAAATTATTGCAGGTTAATTTAACCGAACCTAACTTTACACATTCTAAATAATCTTTGTAGAGTACGGACAAGATATATTGTTGGTCTTTAGTAAGTGTATCAAATTCATCAGATATCAAGGGCATGTTATCACCTCCTTAGGTTGATAACAACATTATACACGAAAGGAGGCATAAACATGATGCAAGCTCAAAACAAAAAAGTCATCTATTACTACTATGACGAAGAAGGTAATAGACGACCAATAGATATTCAAATTAATGACGGATATGAACTTATGGTCCGATCTTATTTCATCAACAACACCATTGAAGAAATACCATACTTAAATAATAACTTATATGCCTTGGTTGATGGTTATGAATTTAAGTTAGATTGAATTTTTGAGAAAGATATTGAAAAGCTAATTTCCCCATAAGATTAAGAGACATACTGGATGTTTTGTTAACGACACTTTTAACTTCGTTCCAAGTTTTATTGTCTCTAATATTATCGAGAAATTCATGGCCAGACCAAGTGATGTCATCAATAATCCAAGAAACGACCCTGCCTTCGATGAATTTCAGATCGCAACAAATAAATTTAGCTTCTTCTAATTTTAAAAGTGAGTACATTACTGTTTCAAAATCATATTTATCAAAAATAATATTATCGTTGAAATTATGTCGAGTAAGTGGTTCACCTATTTTCTTATTAGATTCTATTTCTAAGAGCAAGAGTCTAACGCAATCGTGATTAAGTTTCATCCTATCACCTCCATAACAGGAGTATAGCAGAAAGGAGCATAAACAATATGGAAGATATGAAAGAACTTTATTCTTTAAAAATCCAAAAGAAGAATTTAAATAATAAACAAAAGAATTTAATGTCTGTAATTAATCAATGTATTGAACTAGAAAATTTTTCTTACACTGAAATTAAAAAAGTTCTCTACCTAATTGATAGAGAACAAAAGTATTTAGCTAATAACCGCAGAAAAACATAAGTTGAAAATAATCTAACTCGGACTGCTGGCAATCTTCTAAATATTTTTCATACTGATTTTTAGTTCCGCCCAGAACGTATTCAGTATTGTAGTACGCTTGTCCATTATCCAAAATTTTAACTAATTTTGTACCAACATGAACGATATCCCAACCTTCTTTTAACAGATCGTTGGCTGCATCATTAGCTAAATCGTCATCGAAAGACAAAAGGTGATAGTAGTTTTTCATAATATACACCTCCTTAGGTGGATAACTAAATTATACACGAAAGGAGTGATAGAGATGCCAAAAATCATAGTACCACCAACACCAGAAAACACATATAGAGGCGAAGAAAAATTTGTGAAAAAGTTATACGCAACACCTACACAAATCCACCAATTATTCGGAGTATGTAGAAGTACCGTATACAACTGGTTGAAATATTACCGTGAAGATAATTTAGGTGTAGAAAATTTATACATTGATTATTCACCAACGGGAACATTGATTAATATTTCTAAATTAGAAGAGTATTTGATCAGAAAGCATAAAAAATGGTATTAGGAGGATTATCAAATGAGCGACACATATAAAAGCTACCTAGTAGCAGTACTATGCTTCACAGTCTTAGCAATTGTACTTATGCCGTTTCTATACTTCACTACAGCATGGTCAATTGCGGGATTCGCAAGTATCGCAACATTCATATTTTATAAAGAATACTTTTATGAAGAATAAAAAAACTGCTACTTGCGCCAACAAGTAACAGTAAGTGTTCATCAAAATATACAACTTAATTAAATCAAAATATACGGAGGTAGTCAACTATGGCTAAAAATATTAAAACAGAACAACATTATTACACTAAAGATTTCTCAGGATACAGAAATGAAGAAGATAATTTTGTAGCAAATCAAGAATTGACAGTAACAATCACATTGAACGAGTACAGAAAACTTATTGAAATAAAGGCTGTTAAAGATAAAGAAGAAGATACTTACCTCTGTAAGTATTTTGCGGAAGAAAGAAAAAACGAAAAATTGGAAAAAGAAAATATAAAACTGAAAAACAAAATTTATGAATTACAAAACGAAGAAGATAACGAGGAGTGCGAAGAGGAGTACGAAGAATACAAGGAGGACTAAAACAATGTATTACAAAGCGGGTGAGATAAAAAATAAAATTATAAACTTTAACGGGTTCGAATTTAAAGTGTCTGCGATGAAGAGACATGACGGTATCAGTATACAAGTTAAGGATATGAATAATGTTCCACTTAAATCATTTCATGTCGTAGATTTAAGCGAACTATATATTGCAATGGATGCAATGCACGACGTTATAAACGAATGGATTGAAGAGAACACAGATGAACAGGACAGACTAATTAACTTAGTCATGAAATGGTAGGAGGTCGCTATGAAGCAGACTGTAACTTATATCATTCGTCATAGGGATATGCCAATTTATATAACTAACAAACCAACTGATAACAATTCAGATATTAGTTACTCCACAAATAGAAATAGAGCTAGGGAGTTTAACGGTATGGAAGAAGCGAGTATCAATATGGATTATCACAAAGCAATCAAGAAAACAGTGACAGAAACAATTGAGTACGAGGAGGTAGAACATGACTGAACAAACATTATTTGAACAGTTGAACAGTAAAAACGTGAATGATCATACAGAACAAAAAAATGGATTAACTTATCTAGCATGGTCATATGCACACCAAGAGCTGAAAAAGATTGACCCAAACTACACAGTAAAAGTACACGAGTTTCCACATCCAGATATTAACACAGAAAATTATTTTGTACCTTATTTGGCTACACCAGAAGGCTATTTTGTACAGGTATCTGTGACTGTGAAAGATAGTACAGAGACTGAGTGGCTTCCAGTATTGGACTTTAGAAATAAATCGCTTGCTAAAGGTAGTGCAACAACTTTCGATATTAACAAAGCGCAAAAACGATGTTTCGTTAAAGCTTCGGCTTTACACGGTTTAGGTTTATATATCTACAACGGCGAGGAACTTCCAAGTGCAAGTGACAATGATATTACAGAATTAGAAGAGCGTATCAATCAGTTCGTGAGTTTATCTCAAGAAAAGGGACGAGATGCAACTATCGATAAAACGATGAGATGGCTAAAAATCTCTAACATTAATAAATTGAGTCAAAAACAAATCGCAGAAGCACGCCAAAAATTAGATGCGGGATTAAAACAATTGGATAGTGAGGAGAAACAATAATGTTAAACAGAACAGTATTAGTAGGGCGATTAACAAAAGACCCAGAATTAAGAAGCACGCCAAATGGCGTAAATGTAGGGACATTCACATTAGCAGTAAACAGAACATTTACAAATGCTCAAGGCGAGCGTGAAGCAGACTTTATAAACGTAGTAGTATTCAAAAAACAAGCTGAAAACGTTAAAAACTACCTTTCTAAAGGATCACTGGCAGGTGTAGACGGGCGATTACAAACACGCAGTTACGATAACAAAGAAGGGCGACGTGTATTTGTGACAGAAGTAGTAGCGGACAGCGTTCAATTCTTAGAACCGAAGAATAACAACAAACAGAATAACCAACAACACAACGGACAAACTCAAACTGGTAATAATCCGTTCGACAATACCGAAGAAGACTTTTCTGACTTACCGTTCTGATTGGAATGATTAAATGCCAAAAATTACTAGTTATATCACTCAAGACGACGGCACAACAACAGTTGTCATCTCGGGTGTCGAATTAGGCAATAAAGAAACATTACTACTTGATAACGGGTTTGATGTAGAAGTAGATGTAAACGTTATAGATCCGTTTCAAATTACCGGCAAGCAACGTCGAAAAATATTCGCGCTTGTCAAAGACATAGAAGAACATACAGGTCAACCAATGGACTATATGAGACATATGTTCATCGAGTTTGTAAGAACGTACTACGGCTATGATGAACGTATTTCGCTAAGTAATTGTACGAGAACACAAGCAAGTCAAATCATTGAAGCAACGCTTGACTGGACGTTCTACAATGACATACCACTTAGCTACAAAACGAGTAATCTACTGAAACAAGATAAATCGTTCTTATACTGGTCAACTGTTAACCGCAACTGTGTAATATGCGGAAAGCCTCACGCTGACCTAGCACATTATGAAGCGGTTGGCAGAGGCATGAACAGAAATAAGATGAATCACTATGACAAACATGTATTAGCGTTATGTCGCGAACATCACAATGAGCAACATGCGATTGGCGTTAAGTCGTTTGATGATAAATATCACTTGCATGACTCGTGGATAAAAGTTGATGAGAGGCTCAACAAAATGCTGAAAGGAGAAGACAATGGGAGAAGTATCGTGGATAAAACTTAAAGTTGGCATGTTTGATGACAGCAAAATCAAATATATCGAAGCTTTACCCGAAAGAGATACGATCATAACTATTTGGGTTAAGTTGCTAACTTTATCAGGAAAGTACAATGAACAAGGTTATATTATGCTATCCGAAAACTTGCCGTACAACGAAGAAATGTTAGCAAATGAATTTAATAGACCTATTAACTCAATAAGGTTAGCAATTCAAACTTTTGAGACATTGGGCATGATTGAAAAAGTTAATGGTGTCATAAAAGTGACAAACTGGGAGAAGCATCAAAGCTTAGATAGCAAAGCTAAGCATAAAGAAAAAAATAAATTGCGACAACAACGCTATCGAGAGAGACAGAAAAAGTTACTAGAAGCAAAACGTAACGTTACCGTAACGTTACGTAACGATACAGAAGAAGAAAGAGAAGAAGAAAAAGAAGAAGAATATAAGAATAAAGAAGAAGAAAGAGAAGCCGTCTTCTCATCTTCAATAAAATATATAATTGCAAATTTGGATGATAAGTTAACGCCTAATCAAATGGAGCAATTAGGGTTTGCTATTGATGATATAGGTACGAACGCTTTTGAAGTTGTAAAAGTAGGTGTTGAGTACACTAAAAGCAAAAGTGCGCATGGTGGCTACTTAATTAAAGTTTTGAACAACTGGGCTAAAGAGAATGTCAAAACAAAAGAAGATGCAGAACACAAAATAGCGCCTAGGAAAAACACAACTGATGATGTCATTGCGCAAATGGAAAAAGAATTGAGTGATGACTAATGCCGATGAGCAAAACACAAGCATTAGAAATTATTAAAAAAGTTAGGTACGTATACAACATCGATTTTGATAAACCAAAGTTAGAAATGTGGATTGATGTATTAAGTCAAAACGGAGATTATCAACCAACTGCAAAAGCGGTAGATGGATATATCAACAGTAACAACCCGTATCCGCCTAACTTACCAGCAATCATGCGTAAGGCACCTAAAAAAGTATCTATCGAGCCGGTAGACAACGAAACTGCTACACACCAATGGAAAATGCAGAATGACCCCGAATATGTCAAACAAAGAAAAATAGCGCTAGATAACTTCATGAATAAGTTGGCAGAATTTGGGGGCGATAACGAATGAATTATGGACAATTTGAAATTGAAAGCACAATAATCGCTACGCTGCTCAAACAACCGGACGTACTAGAAAAGATACGAGTTAAAGATTATATGTTTACGAACGAAAAGTTTAAAACCTTTTTCAATTATGTAATGGACGTCGGAAAGATAGATCATCAAGAAATTTATTTAAAAGCAACTAAAGATAAAGAATTTTTAGATGCAGATACTATAACTAAACTTTATAACTCCGATTTCATTGGATACGGTTTCTTTGAACGTTATCAACAAGAATTATTGGAAAGTTATCAACTCAACAAAGCTAACGAATTGGTAACTGAGTTCAAACAACAACCTACGAATCAAAACTTTAACAACTTGATTGATGAACTCAAGGATTTAAAAACGATTACTAACAAAAAAGAAGATGGAACCAAGAAGTTTGTTGAGGAGTTTGTCGAAGAGTTATACAGCGATAGCCCTAAGAAGCAAATTAAGACGGGTTACAAGCTAATGGATTACAAAATAGGGGGATTAGAGCCATCACAATTAATCGTCATCGCAGCGCGTCCCTCAGTGGGTAAGACAGGCTTTGCATTAAACATGATGCTGAACATAGCACAAAATGGATACAAAACATCTTTCTTTAGTCTCGAAACAACCGGCACATCGGTATTGAAACGTATGTTATCAACAATTACTGGTATTGAGTTAACAAAGATAAAAGAAATCAGGAACTTAACGCCGGATGACTTAACAAAGTTAACGAATGCGATGGATAAAATCATGAAATTAGGCATCGATATTTCTGATAAAAGTAATATCACACCGCAAGATGTGCGAGCGCAAGCAATGAGGCATTCAGACGGGCAACAAGTTATTTTTATAGATTACCTTCAACTGATGGATACTGATGCGAAAGTTGATAGACGTGTAGCAGTAGAAAAGATATCACGCGACTTAAAGATAATCGCTAACGAGACAGGCGCAATCATTGTACTACTTTCACAACTGAATCGTGGAGTCGAGTCTAGGCAGGATAAACGACCAATGCTATCGGACATGAAAGAATCAGGCGGAATAGAGGCAGATGCGAGTTTAGCAATGCTACTTTACCGTGATGATTATTATAACCGTGACGAAGATGACAGTATCACAGGCAAATCTATTGTTGAATGTAACATAGCCAAAAACAAAGACGGCGAAACCGGAATAATTGAATTCGAGTATTACAAGAAGACGCAGAGGTTTTTCACATGAACACCATGCAATTCAAAAGCTTATTGAAATCGATGTATGAAGAGACAAAGCAAAACGACCCGATTGTAGCAAATGTCTATATAGAAACTGGTTGGGCAGTTAACAGATTATTAGACAATAACGAGTTATCGCCTTTCGATGATTATGACAAAGTTGAAAAGAAAATTATGAATGAAATCAACTGGAAGAAAACGCACATTAAGGAGTGTTAAAAATGCCGAAAGAAAAATATTACTTATACCGAGAAGATGGCACGGAAGATATCAAAGTCATCAAGTATAAAGACAACGTAAATGAAGTTTATTCGCTCACAGGAGCCCATTTCAGCGACGAAAAGAAAATTATGACTGATAGTGACCTAAAACGATTTAAAGGCGCTCACGGGCTTTTATATGAGCAAGAGCTAGGATTACAAGCAACGATATTTGATATTTAGAGGTGGCACATGGAAGTACATTACAGTAGTAAAACAAACGAGTGGACAACACCACAACATTTATTTGATGACCTAAGCGAAGAATTCAGTTTTACATTAGATCCTTGTTCAACAGACGAGAACGCCAAATGCCGGAAGTATTATACAGTAAAAGATAATGGGTTAATTCAAGACTGGTCTGAGGACATTGTTTTTATGAACCCGCCATACGGTCGAAGTATTAAGCGTTGGGTCAAGAAGGCTTACGAAGAAAGTTTGAAAGGCGCAACGGTAGTTTGTTTAATACCCGCAAGAACAGACACGACATATTGGCATGATTACATTTTTAATAAGGCTGATGATATAAGATTCCTACGCGGTCGTCTGAAGTTTGGAGATAGTAAAAACAGCGCTCCTTTTCCTAGCGCAATTATCGTTTATAGAGGTGCACAATGAGTAAATACAACGCTAAGAAAGTTGAGTACAAAGGAATTGTATTTGATAGCAAAGTAGAGTGTGAATATTACCAATATTTAGAAAGTAATATGAATGGCACTAATTATGATCGTATCGAACTACAACCGAAATTCGAATTACAACCGAAATTTGGGAAACAAAGACCGATTACGTATATAGCCGATTTCTCTTTGTGGAAGGAAGGGAAACTGGTTGAAGTTATAGACGTTAAAGGTAAGGCGACTGAAGTTGCCAACATCAAAGCGAAGATATTCAGATATCAGTATAGAGATGTGAATTTAACGTGGATATGTAAAGCGCCTAAATACACAGGTCAAGAATGGATGGTATATGAGGACTTAGTGAAAGTCAGACGTAAAAGAAAAAGAGAAATGAAGTGATTTAATGCAACAACAAGCATATATAAATGCAACGATTGATATAAGAATACCTACAGAAGTTGAATATCATCATTTCGATGATGTGGATGATGAAAAAGATGCGCTGGCAAAGCGCTTAGATGACAATCCGGGTGAATTACTAAAGTATGACAGTATAACAATAAGACATGCATATATAGAGGTGGAATAAATGAAGTTGAACGAAGTATTCGCAACTAATTTAAGAGTAATCATGGCTAGAGATAACGTAAGTGTTCAAGATTTGCACAATGAAACTGGCGTATCAAGATCAACTATTAGTGGATATAAAAACGGAAAAGCTGAGATGGTTAACTTAAATGTATTAGATAAATTGGCAGATGCTCTAGGTGTTAATGTAAGTGAACTATTTACTAGAAATCACAACACGCACAAATTAGAGGATTGGATTAAAAAAGTAAATGTATAGAGGTGGAATAAATGAGTATCGTAAAGATTAACGGTAAACCATATAAATTTACCGAACATGAAAATGAATTGATAAAAAAGAATGGGTTAACTCCTGGAATGGTTGCAAAAAGAGTACGAGGTGGCTGGGCGTTGTTAGAAGCCTTACATGCACCTTATGGTATGCGCTTAGCTGAGTATAAAGAAGTTGTGTTATCCAAAATCATGGAGCGAGAGAGCAAAGAGCGTGAAATGGCTAGGCAACGACGTAAAGAGGCTGAACTACGTAAGAAGAAGCCACATTTGTTTAATGTACCACAGAAACATCCAAGAGGACGTTATGCGTGCTACCTGATGGAAAACGACATATTCGTGAAAGTTAAGAAGTAGATCATGACAGATAGCGCACGTAAAGAATACTTAAACCGATTTTTCGGCTCTAAGAGATATCTGTATCAGGATAACGAACGAGTGGCACATATCCATGTAGTAAATGGCACTTATTACTTTCACGGTCATATCGTGCCAGGTTGGCAAGGTGTGAAAAAGACATTTGATACAGCGGAAGAGCTTGAAACATATATAAAGCAAAGTGATTTGGAATATGAGGAACAGAAGCAACTAACTTTATTTTAAAAGGGCGGAAACAATGAAAATCAAAATTGAAAAAGAAATGAATTTACCTGAACTTATCCAATGGGCTTGGGATAACCCCAAGTTATCAGGTAATAAAAGATTCTATTCAAATGATGTTGAACGCAACTGTTGTGTGACTTTTGATGTTGATAGCATCTTATGTAATGTGACTGGATACGTATCAATTAACGATAAATTTACTGTTCAAGAGGAGATATAACAATGAAAATCAAAGTTAAAAAAGAAATGAGATTAGATGAATTAATTAAATGGGCGCGAGAAAATCCGGATCTATCACAAGGAAAAATATTTTTTTCAACAGGATTTAGTGATGGATTCGTTCGTTTTCATCCAAATACAAATAAGTGTTCGACGTCAAGTTTTATTCCAATTGATATCCCCTTCATAGTTGATATTGAAAAAGAAGTAACGGAAGAGACTAAGGTTGATAGGTTGATTGAATTATTCGAGATTCAAGAAGGAGACTATAACTCTACACTATATGAGAACACTAGTATAAAAGAATGTTTATATGGCAGATGTGTGCCTACCAAAGCATTCTACATCTTAAACGATGACCTAACTATGACGTTAATCTGGAAAGATGGGGAGTTGCTAGTATGATGTTGAAATTTAAAGCTTGGGATAAAGATAAAAAAGTTATGAGTATTATTGACGAAATCGATTTTAATAGTGGGTACATTTTGATTTCAACAGGTTATAAAAGTTTCAATGAAGTAAAACTATTACAATACACAGGATTTAAAGATGTGCACGGTGTGGAGATTTATGAAGGGGATATTGTTCAAGATTGTTATTCGAGAGAAGTAAGTTTTATCGAGTTTAAAGAAGGAGCCTTTTATATAACTTTTAGCAATGTAACTGAATTACTAAGTGAAAATGACGATATTATTGAAATTGTTGGAAATATTTTTGAAAATGAGATGCTATTGGAGGTTATGAGATGACGTTCACCTTATCAGATGAACAATATAAAAATCTTTGTACTAACTCTAACAAGTTATTAGATAAACTTCACAAAGCATTAAAAGATCGTGAAGAGTACAAGAAGCAACGAGATGAGCTTATTGGGGATATAGCGAAGTTACGAGATTGTAACAAAGAACTGGAGAAGAAAGCAAGCGCATGGGATAGGTATTGCAAGAGCGTTGAAAAAGATTTAATAAACGAATTCGGTAACGATGATGAAAGAGTTAAATTCGGAATGGAATTAAACAATAAAATTTTTATGGAGGATGACACAAATGAATAATCGCGAAAAAATCGAACAGTCCGTTATTAGTGCTAGTGCGTATAACGGTAATGACACAGAGGGGTTGCTAAAAGAGATTGAGGACGTGTATAAGAAAGCGCAAGCGTTTGATGAAATACTTGAGGGAATGACAAATGCTATTCAACATTCAGTTAAAGAAGGTATTGAACTTGATGAAGCAGTAGGGATTATGGCAGGTCAAGTTGTCTATAAATATGAGGAGGAATAGGAAAATGACTAACACATTACAAGTAAAACTATTATCAAAAAATGCTAGAATGCCCGAACGAAATCATAAGACGGATGCAGGTTATGACATATTCTCAGCTGAAACTGTCGTACTCGAACCACAAGAAAAAGCAGTGATCAAAACAGATGTAGCTGTGAGTATACCAGAGGGCTATGTCGGACTATTAACTAGTCGTAGTGGTGTAAGTAGTAAAACGTATTTAGTGATTGAAACAGGCAAGATAGACGCGGGATATCATGGCAATTTAGGGATTAATATCAAGAATGATGAAGAACGTGATGGAATACCCTTTTTATATGATGATATAGACGCTGAATTAGAAGATGGATTAATAAGCATTTTAGATATAAAAGGTAACTATGTACAAGATGGAAGAGGCATAAGAAGAGTTTACCAAATCAACAAAGGCGATAAACTAGCTCAATTGGTTATCGTGCCTATATGGACACCGGAACTAAAGCAAGTGGAGGAATTCGAAAGTGTTTCAGAACGTGGAGCAAAAGGCTTCGGAAGTAGCGGAGTGTAAAGACATCTTAGATCGAGTTAAGGAGGTTTTGGGGAAGTGACGCAATACTTAGTCACAACATTCAAAGATTCAACAGGACTACCACATGAACATATTACTGTGGCTAGAGATAATCAGACGTTTACAGTTGTTGAGGCAGAGAATAAAGAAGAAGCAAAAGAGAAGTATGAGGCACAAGTTAAAAGGGATGCAATTATTAAAGCGAGTCAGTTGTTTGAAAATATAAGGGAGTGTGGGAAATGACGGAAGTTAAAATTAAAACTATTTCAGGCGGAGTTTATTTTGTAAAAACGGCTGAACCTTTTGAAAAATATGTTGAAAGAATGACGAGTTTTAATGGTTATATTTACGCAAGTACTATAATCAAGAAACCAACGTATATTAAAACAGATACGATTGAATCAATCACACTTATTGAGGAGCATGGGAAATGAATCAGCTGAGAATTTTATTACATGACGGTAGTAGTTTGATATTACATGAAGATGAATTATTTAACGAAATAGTATTTGTTTTGGACAATTTTAGAAATGATGATGACTATTTAACGATAGAAAAAGATTATGGCAGAGAACTTGTATTGAACAAAGGTTATATAGTTGGGATTAATGTTGAGGAGGCAGACGATGACTAAACAAATATTAAGACTATTATTCTTACTAGCAATGTATGAGTTAGGTAAGTATGTAACTGAGCAAGTGTATATTATGATGACGGCTAATGATGATGTAGAGGCGCCGAGTGATTACGAAAAAATCAGAGCTGAAGTTTCATGGTAATAGCTATTATCATTTTTGAATTAATTATATTAATGTGTTTAGCAATAGCACTGGAGGTGTTGTAACTATGTGGATTGTCATTTCAATTGTTTTATCTATATTTTTATTGATCTTGTTAAGTAGCATTTCTCATAAGATGAAAACCATAGAAGCATTGGAGTATATGAATGCTTATCTTTTCAAGCAGTTAGTAAAAAATAATGGTGTTGAAGGTTTAGAAGATTATGAAAATGAAGTTGAACGAATTAGAAAAAGATTCAAAAGCTAAAGAGAGGCGTTGGAATAGTGGAGACATTAAGTTGCTTATAGCACATCCAGCAAGTGCAGGACATGGATTAAACTTACAACAAGGTGGGCACATTATTGTTTGGTTTGGACTTACATGGTCCTTGGAATTATACCAACAAGCAAATGCTAGATTATACAGACAAGGACAAAATCATACGACTATTATTCATCATATCATGACCGATAACACAATAGATCAAAGAGTATATAAAGCTTTACAAAATAAAGAACTAACGCAAGAAGAATTGATGAAAGCTATTAAAGCAAGAATAGCTAAGCATAAGTAATGGAGGTATAAGATGGGAAAGGCATCATATGATATTAAGCCAGGTACATTTAAATATATTGAGTCAGAGATATATAACCTACAAGAGAACAAGAAAGAGATAAATAGATTGAGAATGGAGATACTTAACCCAACGAAAGAACTAGACACCAACATTGTGTATGGACCGTTACAAAAAGGAGAGCCAGTTAGAACAACTGAGTTAATGGCGACAAGGTTATTGACTAATAAGATGTTACGTAACTTAGAAGAGATGGTTGAAGCAGTTGAAAGTGAGTACTTAAAGTTACCTGAAGATCATAAGAAAGTAATAAGGTTAAAGTATTGGAATAAAGATAAGAAGCTAAAGATAGAACAAATAGGGGATGCTTGTCACATGCATCGCAATACAGTTACTACAATACGAAAGAACTTTGTTAAAGCGATAGCGTATCATGCAGGTATCAAATAACATTGTGCAAAGATTGTGCAAAAGGCCTACAAATCTGTAGTAATATGATAGTATCGGAAAGATGTATAAAGTTATCTGAAAGTTATACGACATAAATACATGAGGCGCATCGCTAAGCGGTGTGTCTTTTGTTATGCAATCAAAGAGGTGTAAGAGATGACCAAGCACAATAACATTTATAAGCATGGTCGTAAGTCATATCAATACGATTGGTTCTATCATTCAAAAGCATGGAAGAAGTTAAGAGAGATAGCATTAGATAGAGATAATTATCTTTGTCAAATGTGTTTACGCGAAGATATTATAACAGATGCAAAGATTGTGCATCACATTATTTATGTTGATGAAGATTTTAACAAAGCTTTAGACTTAGATAATCTAATGTCAGTTTGTTATAGCTGTCATAACAAAATTCATGCAAATGATAATGACAAAAGTAATCTTAAGAAAATTAGAGTTCTAAAAATTTAAATAAAAAAATTATTTAAATAAAATTTTATGCCCCCCTGCCCTTCGGCTTAAAATGTTTTTTCGCCGGGTACCGGAGAGGCCCAAACGCTAGCAACGCGGATAAATTTTTCATGAAAGGGGGTCTTTATATGAAGTTAACAAAAAAACAGCTAAAAGAATATATAGAAGATTACAAAAAATCTGATGACATATTAATTAATTTGTATATAGAAACATATGAATTTTATTGTCGGTTAAGAGATGAACTTAAAAATAGTGATTTAATGATAGAGCATACAAACAAGGCTGGTGCGAGCAATATTATTAAGAATCCATTAAGCATAGAACTGACAAAAACAGTTCAAACACTAAATAACTTACTCAAGTCTATGGGTTTAACTGCAGCACAAAGAAAAAAGATAGTTCAAGAAGAAGGTGGATTCGGTGACTATTAAAGTTTTAAATGAACCTTCACCAAAACTATTAACAACATGGTATGCAGAGCAAGTCACTCAAGGGAAAATAAAAACAAGCAAATATGTTAGAAAAGAATGTGAGAGACATCTTAGATATCTAGAAAATGGAGGTAAATGGGTATTTGATGAAGAATTAGCGCATCGTCCTATTCGATTTATAGAAAAGTTTTGTAAACCTTCCAAAGGATCTAAACGTCAACTTGTATTACAGCCATGGCAACATTTTATTATCGGCAGTTTGTTTGGTTGGGTTCATAAAGAAACAAAACTGCGCAGGTTTAAAGAAGCTTTGATATTTATGGGGCGAAAAAATGGTAAAACAACCACTATTTCTGGGGTTGCTAACTATGCTGTATCACAAGATGGAGAAAATGGTGCAGAAATTCATTTGTTAGCAAACGTAATGAAACAAGCTAGGATTCTATTTGATGAATCTAAGGCGATGATAAAAGCTAGCCCAAAGCTTGATAAAAATTTCAGAACATTAAGAGATGAAATCCATTATGACGCAACGATATCAAAAATTATGCCCCAAGCATCAGATAGCGATAAGTTAGATGGATTGAATACACACATGGGGATTTTTGATGAAATTCATGAATTTAAAGACTATAAATTGATTTCAGTTATAAAAAACTCAAGAGCTGCAAGGTTACAACCTCTTCTCATCTACATTACGACAGCAGGGTATCAATTAGATGGTCCACTTGTTGATATGGTAGAAGCGGGAAGAGACACCTTAGATCAAATCATAGAAGACGAAAGAACTTTTTATTATTTAGCATCTTTGGATGATGACGATGATATTAATGATTCGTCGAACTGGATAAAAGCAAATCCCAACTTAGGTGTCTCTATAAATTTAGATGAGATGAAAGAAGAGTGGGAAAAAGCTAAGAGAACACCAGCTGAACGTGGAGATTTTATAACCAAAAGGTTTAATATCTTTGCTAATAATGACGAGATGAGTTTTATTGATTACCCAACACTCCAAAAAAATAATGAAATTGTTTCTTTAGAAGAGCTGGAAGGCAGACCGTGCACGATTGGTTATGATTTATCAGAAACAGAGGACTTTACAGCCGCGTGTGCTACTTTTGCGTTAGATAATGGTAAAGTTGCAGTTTTATCGCATTCATGGATTCCTAAGCACAAAGTTGAATATTCTAACGAAAAAATACCCTATAGAGAATGGGAAGAAGATGGTTTATTAACAGTGCAAGATAAGCCTTATATTGACTACCAAGATGTTTTAAATTGGATAATTAAGATGAATGAGCATTATGTAGTAGAAAAAATTACTTATGATAGAGCGAACGCATTCAAACTAAATCAAGAGTTAAAAAATTACGGGTTTGAAACGGAAGAAACAAGACAAGGAGCTTTGACCTTGAGCCCTGCATTGAAGGATTTAAAAGAAATGTTTTTAGATGGGAAAATAATATTTAATAATAATCCTTTAATGAAATGGTATATCAATAATGTTCAGTTGAAACTAGACAGAAACGGAAACTGGTTGCCGTCTAAGCAAAGCAGATATCGTAAAATAGATGGCTTTGCAGCATTTTTAAACACATATACAGATATTATGAATAAAGTTGTTTCTGATAGTGGTGAAGGAAACATAGAGTTTATTAGTATTAAAGACATAATGCGTTAAGGAGGTGAATGTTATCGCAAAAGAGAATATTGTCACACGCATAAAGAAAAAATTGATAGACAATTGGATTGATCAGTCAACTTCTAAGCTTTATGACTTTAGCCCATGGAAAAATAGATCTTTTTGGGGTGTAATTAATAATACGCTTGAAACTAATGAAACGATATTTTCAGCTATTACAAAGTTATCTAATTCGATGGCTAGTTTGCCCTTGAAAATGTATGAAGATTATAAAGTAGTTAATACAGAAGTATCTGATTTACTTACAGTGTCACCGAATAATTCTCTGAGCAGTTTTGATTTTATTAATCAAATTGAAACAATCAGAAATGAAAAAGGTAATGCATATGTGCTAATTGAACGAGACATCTATCATCAACCATCAAAGCTTTTCTTATTAAATCCAGATGTTGTTGAAATGTTAATTGAAAACCAATCACGTGAACTTTATTATTCCATTCATGCTGCAACTGGAAATAAATTGATTGTTCATAATATGGACATGTTGCATTTTAAACACATCGTGGCATCTAATATGGTGCAAGGCATTAGTCCGATTGATGTGTTGAAGAATACAACTGATTTTGATAATGCAGTAAGAACCTTTAATCTTACAGAAATGCAAAAACCTGATTCTTTCATGCTTAAATATGGTTCCAATGTAGGTAAAGAAAAAAGGCAGCAAGTGTTAGAAGATTTCAAACAGTACTATGAAGAAAACGGTGGAATATTATTCCAAGAGCCTGGTGTTGAAATCGAACCGTTACCTAAAAAATATGTCTCTGAAGATATAGTGGCAAGCGAGAATTTAACAAGAGAAAGAGTAGCTAACGTTTTTCAATTGCCCTCAGTATTCTTAAATGCAAGATCAAATACAAATTTCGCGAAAAATGAAGAGTTAAACAGATTTTACTTGCAGCATACCTTATTGCCAATCGTCAAACAGTATGAAGAAGAATTTAATCGGAAACTACTTACTAAAACAGACAGAGAAAAAAATAGGTATTTTAAATTTAACGTTAAATCTTATTTAAGGGCTGATAGTGCAACACAAGCAGAAGTGTACTTTAAAGCAGTTCGTAGTGGTTACTACACTATAAATGACATTAGAGAGTGGGAGGATTTACCACCAGTTGAAGGTGGAGATAAGCCGCTAATAAGCGGTGATTTATACCCAATTGACACGCCACTTGAATTAAGAAAATCTTTGAAAGGTGGTGATAAAAATGTCAATGAAAGCTAAGTATTTTCAAATGAAAAGAAAATCAAAAAGTAAAGGTGAAATATTTATTTATGGTGATATTGTAAGTGATAAATGGTTTGAAAGTGATGTAACTGCTACAGATTTCAAAAATAAACTAGATGAACTAGGAGACATCAGTGAAATAGATGTTCATATAAATTCATCTGGAGGCAGTGTATTTGAAGGGCATGCAATATACAATATGCTAAAAATGCATCCTGCAAAAATTAATATCTATGTCGATGCTTTAGCGGCATCAATTGCTAGTGTTATCGCTATGAGTGGTGACACTATTTTTATGCACAAAAATAGTTTTTTAATGATTCATAATTCATGGGTTATGACTGTAGGTAATGCAGAAGAATTAAGAAAGACAGCGGATTTACTTGAAAAAACAGATGCTGTTAGTAATTCAGCTTATTTAGATAAAGCAAAAGATTTAGATCAAGAACACTTAAAACAGATGTTAGATGCAGAAACTTGGCTTACTGCAGAAGAAGCCTTGTCTTTCGGCTTGATAGATGAAATTTTAGGAGCTAATGAAATAGCTGCTAGTATCTCTAAAGAGCAATATAAGCGTTTCGAGAACGTCCCAGAAGATTTAAAGAAAGATGTAGACAAAATCACTAAAATTGATGATGTAGATACATCTGAATTGGTTGAAACACCTAAAGAAAGTATGTCACTAGAAGAAAAAGAAAAAAGAGAAAAAATTAAACGCGAATGCGAAATTTTAAAAATGACAATGAATTATTAGGAGGAAATGAAATGCCGACATTATATGAATTAAAACAATCCTTAGGTATGATTGGACAACAATTAAAAAATAAAAATGATGAATTGAGTCAGAAAGCAACAGATCCAAATATTGATATGGAAGACATCAAACAACTAGAAACAGAAAAAGCAGGTTTACAACAAAGATTTAACATTGTTGAAAGACAAGTGCAAGACATTGAAGAGAAAGAAAAAGCGAAAGTTAAAGATAAAGGAGAAGCTTATCAATCTTTAAGTGATAATGAGAAGATGGTTAAAGCTAAGGCAGAGTTTTATCGTCACGCGATTTTACCAAATGAATTTGAAAAACCTTCAATGGAGGCACAACGTTTATTACACGCTTTACCAACAGGAAATGATTCAGGTGGAGATAAGCTCTTACCAAAAACACTTTCTAAAGAAATTGTTTCAGAACCATTTGCTAAAAACCAATTACGTGAAAAAGCTCGTCTAACTAACATTAAAGGTTTAGAGATTCCAAGAGTTTCATACACTTTAGACGATGATGATTTCATTACAGACGTAGAAACAGCAAAAGAATTAAAAGCAAAAGGTGATACAGTCAAGTTCACTACTAATAAATTCAAAGTATTTGCTGCAATTTCAGATACTGTAATTCATGGATCAGATGTAGATTTAGTAAACTGGGTTGAAAACGCACTACAATCAGGATTAGCAGCTAAAGAGCGTAAAGATGCCTTAGCAGTAAGTCCTAAATCTGGATTAGAACACATGTCATTTTATAATGGATCTGTTAAAGAAGTTGAGGGAGCAGACATGTATGATGCTATTATTAACGCTTTAGCAGATTTACATGAAGATTATCGTGATAACGCAACAATTTATATGCGATATGCAGATTATGTCAAAATTATTAGTGTTCTTTCAAATGGAACAACAAATTTCTTTGACACACCAGCAGAAAAAGTATTTGGCAAACCAGTAGTATTTACAGATGCAGCAGTTAAACCTATTGTGGGAGATTTCAATTATTTTGGAATTAACTATGATGGAACAACTTATGACACTGATAAAGATGTTAAAAAAGGCGAATATTTGTTTGTATTAACAGCATGGTATGATCAGCAACGTACATTAGACAGTGCATTCAGAATTGCAAAAGCAAAAGAAAATACAGGTCCATTACCCAGCTAAGCCCCAAAAGGTTAATGTAACAGCTAAGGCTAAATCAGCTGTAATATCAGCCGAATAGGGGTGATGAAATGAGTTTAGAAGAAATTAAATTGTGGTTGAGAATTGACTATAATTTCGAAAATGATTTAATTGAAGGTCTCATTCAATCGGCTAAGTCTGAATTACTATTAAGTGGGGTTCCAGATTATGACAAAGATGACTTGGAATACCCGCTTTTTTGTACAGCGATTAAATATATCATTGCAAGAGATTATGAAAGTCGTGGATACTCAAATGACCAATCTAGAAGCAAGGTGTTTAATGAAAAAGGATTGCAAAAAATGATTTTGAAATTAAAAAAGTGGTAGGTGATTTTTAAATGGAATTTAATGAATTTAAAGATCGCGCGTATTTTTTTCAATATATAAACAAAGGACCATATCCAGATGAAGAGGAAAAAATGAAATTGTATAGTTGCTTTTGTAAAATTTATAATCCTTCTATGAAAGATAGAGAAATTTTAAAAGCGACTGAATCAAAATCAGGATTAACCATAATTGTCAGGTCTTCTAAAACTGAATATCTACCACAAACAAATCACTTAGTTAAAATTGACAGTGCATTATATTCCGATAAATTATTCAACATTGTAGAAATAAGAATTGATACACCAGATATTGGCTATAATACAGTGGTTTTATCAGAAAAATGAGTGTAGAAATTAAAGGGATACCTGAAGTGTTGAATAAATTAGAATCGGTATACGGTAAACAAGCAATGCAGGCTAAGAGTGATAAAGCTTTAAATGAAGCATCTGAATTTTTTATAAAGGCTTTAAAGAAAGAGTTCGAGAGCTTTAAAGATACGGGTGCCAGTATAGAAGAAATGACTAAATCTAAGCCTTATACAAAAGTTGGTAGTCAAGAAAGGGCTGTTTTAATTGAATGGGTAGGTCCTATGAATCGCAAAAACATTATTCACTTGAATGAACATGGTTATACAAGAGATGGAAAAAAATATACACCAAGAGGTTTTGGAGTTATTGCAAAAACATTAGCTGCTAGCGAACGTAAGTATAGAGAAATTATAAAAAAGGAGTTGGCCAGATAAATGAATATATTAAACACCATAAAAGGAATTTTATTATCTGATGCAGAGCTCAAAACACATATAAATTCTAGAATATACTATTACAAAGTCACTGAAAACGCTGAAACTTCCAAACCCTTTGTTGTTATTACACCTGTTTATGATTTGCCTTCAGACTTTATGTCTGATAAATATCTCAGTGAAGAATACTTAATTCAAATAGATGTAGAATCTTCAAATAATCAGAAAACAATTGATATAACAAAACGAATAAGATACCTGTTATATCAACAAAATTTAATTCAAGCATCTAGTCAGTTAGATGCTTATTTTGAAGAAACTAAACGTTATGTGATGTCGAGACGATATCAAGGCATACCCAAAAATATATATTATAAAAATCAGCGCATCGAATAGGTGTGCTTTTTAATTTTTAAGGAGGAAATAAGCAATGGCAGAAGGACAAGGTTCTTATAAAGTAGGTTTTAAAAGATTATACGTTGGAGTTTTTAACCCAGAAGCAACAAAAGTAGTTAAACGCATGACATGGGAAGATGAAAAAGGTGGTACAGTTGACCTAAATATCACAGGTTTAGCACCAGATTTAGTAGATATGTTTGCATCTAACAAACGTGTATGGATGAAAAAACAAGGTACTAATGAAGTTAAGTCTGACATGAGTATTTTCAATATTCCAAGTGATGATTTAAACACAGTTATTGGACGTACTAAAGATAAAAATGGTACATCTTGGGTAGGAGAGAATACAAGAGCACCGTATGTAACAGTAATTGGCGAATCGGAAGATGGTTTAACAGGTCAGCCGGTATATGTAGCCTTACTTAAAGGTACTTTTAGTTTAGATTCAATTGAATTTAAAACACGAGGTGAAAAAGCAGAAGCCCCAGAACCTACAAAATTAACAGGTGACTGGATGAATAGAAAAGTTGATGTTGATGGAACGTCACAAGGTATTGTATACGGTTATCATGAAGGTAAAGAAGGAGAAGCAGAATTCTTCAAAAAAGTATTCGTTGGATACACGGACAGTGAAGATCATTCAGAGGATTCTGCAGGTTCGTTACCCAGCTAATCCCCAAAATGTTGAAGTAGCAGTTAATTCAAAATCTGCAACAGTTTCAGCAGAATAGGGGCTTTCAAAATAAATCAAAGGAGAATAATTTATGACTAAAACTTTAAAGGTTTATAAAGGAGACGACGTCGTAGCTTCTGAACAAGGTGAAGGCAAAGTGTCAGTAACTTTATCTAATTTAGAAGCGGATACAACTTATCCAAAAGGTACTTACCAAGTGGCATGGGAAGAAAATGGTAAAGAATCTAGTAAAGTTGATGTACCTCAATTCAAAACCAATCCAATTCTAGTCTCAGGCGTATCATTTACACCAGAAACTAAATCAATTATGGTAAATACCGATGACAATGTTGAGCCAAACATTGCACCAAGCACAGCAACGAATAAAATATTGAAATATACAAGTGAACATCCAGAATTTGTTACTGTAGATGAAAATACAGGAGCAATTCACGGTGTAGCTGAAGGTACTTCAGTAATCACTGCTATGTCTACTGATGGAAGCGATAAGTCAGGACAAATTTCAGTGACAGTAACAAACGGATAGGGATTTAAGGCGCAGTATATCTGCGTCTTTTTTATTTGAATAAAAGGAGCTAATACAATGATTAAATTTGAAATTAAAGATCGTAAAACAGGAAAAACAGAGAGCTATACAAAAGAAGATGTAACAATGGGCGAAGCAGAAAAATGCTATGAGTATTTAGAATTAGTAAATCAAGAGAATAAAAAAGAAGCACCTAACGCAACAAAAATGAGACAAAAAGAGCGACAGTTATTAGTAGATTTATTTAAAGATGAAGGATTGACTGAAGAAGATGTTCTGAACAAGATGAGTACTAAAACTTATACAAAAGCCTTACAAGATATATTTCGAGAAATCAATGGTGAAGATGAAGAAGATTCAGAAACTGAACCAGAAGAGATGGGAAAGACAGAAGAACAATCTCAATAAAAGACATTTTATCGAACATTAAGAAAATACAACGTTTCTGTATGGAGCAGTATGGGTGGACATTAACTGAAGTCAGAAAACAGCCGTATGTAAAACTTTTAGAAATACTTAATGAAGAGAATAAAGAAGAGACTGAAGAAAAACAAAGTGAACAAAAAGTCATTACAGGTACGGATTTAAGAAAACTTTTTGGAAGCTAGAAAGGAGGTTAATATGAATGAAAAAGTAGAAGGCATGACCTTGGAGCTGAAATTAGACCATTTAGGTGTCCAAGAAGGCATGAAAGGTTTAAAGCGACAATTAGGTGTTGTTAATAGTGAAATGAAAGCTAATCTGTCAGCATTTGATAAGTCTGAAAAATCAATGGAAAAATATCAGGCGAGAATTAAGGGGTTAAATGATAGGCTTAAAGTTCAAAAAAAGATGTATTCTCAAGTAGAAGATGAGCTTAAACAAGTTAACGCTAATTACCAAAAAGCTAAATCCAGTGTAAAAGATGTTGAGAAAGCATATTTAAAGTTAGTAGAAGCCAATAAAAAAGAAAAATTAGCTCTTGATAAATCTAAAGAAGCCTTAAAATCATCGAATACAGAACTTAAAAAAGCTGAAAATCAATATAAACGTACAAATCAACGTAAACAAGATGCGTATCAAAAACTTAAACAGTTGAGAGATGCAGAACAAAAGCTTAAGAATAGTAACCAAGCTACTACTGCACAACTAAAAAGAGCAAGTGACGCAGTACAGAAGCAGTCCGCTAAGCATAAAGCACTTGTTGAACAATATAAACAAGAAGGCAATCAAGTTCAAAAACTAAAAGTGCAAAATGACAATCTTTCAAAATCAAATGATAAAATTGAAAGTTCTTACGCTAAAACTAATACTAAATTAAAGCAAACAGAAAAAGAATTTAATGATTTAAACAATACTATTAAGAATCATAGCGCTAATGTCGCAAAAGCTGAAACAGCTGTTAATAAAGAAAAAGCTGCTTTAAATAATTTGGAGCGTTCAATAGATAAAGCTTCATCCGAAATGAAGACTTTTAACAAAGAACAAATGATAGCTCAAAGTCATTTCGGTAAACTTGCAAGTCAAGCGGATGTCATGTCAAAGAAATTTAGTTCTATTGGAGACAAAATGACTTCCCTGGGACGTACAATGACGATGGGCGTATCTACACCAATTACTTTAGGGTTAGGTGCAGCATTAAAAACAAGTGCAGACTTTGAAGGCCAAATGTCTCGAGTTGGAGCGATTGCGCAAGCAAGCAGTAAAGACTTGAAAAGCATGTCTAATCAAGCAGTTGACTTAGGAGCTAAAACCAGTAAAAGTGCTAACGAAGTTGCTAAAGGTATGGAAGAATTGGCAGCTTTAGGCTTTAATGCCAAACAAACAATGGAGGCTATGCCAGGTGTTATCAGTGCAGCAGAAGCAAGTGGTGCAGAAATGGCTACAACTGCAACTGTAATGGCTTCAGCGATTAACTCTTTCGGTTTAAAAGCATCTGATGCAAATCATGTTGCTGATTTACTTGCGAGATCAGCAAATGATAGTGCTGCAGATATTCAGTACATGGGAGATGCATTGAAGTATGCTGGTACTCCTGCAAAAGCATTAGGAGTTTCAATAGAGGACACTTCCGCAGCAATTGAAGTTTTATCTAACTCAGGTTTAGAGGGTTCTCAAGCAGGTACTGCCCTAAGAGCTTCATTTATCAGGCTAGCTAATCCAAGTAAAAATACAGCTAAGGAAATGAAAAAATTAGGTATTCATTTGTCTGATGCTAAAGGTCAATTTGTTGGCATGGGTGAATTGATTAGACAGTTCCAAGATAATATGAAAGGCATGACGAGAGAACAAAAACTAGCTACAGTGGCTACAATAGTTGGTACTGAAGCAGCAAGTGGATTTTTAGCCTTGATTGAAGCGGGACCAGATAAAATTAATAGCTATAGTAAATCCTTAAAGAATTCCAATGGCGAAAGTAAAAAAGCAGCAGATTTGATGAAAGATAATCTCAAAGGCGCTCTGGAACAATTAGGTGGCGCTTTTGAATCATTAGCAATCGAAGTCGGTAAAGATTTAACGCCTATGATTAGAGCAGGAGCGGAAGGTTTAACAAAATTAGTTGATGGATTTACACATCTCCCTGGTTGGGTTAGAAAAGCTTCAGTAGGATTAGCACTTTTTGGTGCAGCAATTGGACCTGCAGTTCTTGCTGGAGGGTTATTAATACGTACAGTTGGAAGTGCTGCTAAAGGATATGCGTCATTAAATAGACGTATTGCTGAAAATACAATCCTTTCAAATACTAATTCAAAAGCAATGAAATCTTTAGGTCTTCAAACATTATTTCTTGGTTCTACAACAGGAAAAACGTCAAAAGGCTTTAAAGGGTTAGCCGGAGCTATGATGTTTAATTTAAAACCTATAAATGTTTTGAAAAATTCTGCAAAGCTAGCAATTTTACCGTTCAAACTTTTGAAAAACGGTTTAGGATTAGCTGCAAAATCTTTATTTGCAGTAAGTGGAGGCGCAAGATTTGCGGGTGTAGCCTTAAGGTTTTTAACAGGACCTATAGGTGCTACAATAACTGCTATTACAATTGCGTATAAAGTTTTTAAAACCGCATATGATCGTGTGGAATGGTTCAGAAACGGTATTAACGGTTTAGGAGAAACTATAAAGTTTTTTGGTGGTAAAATTATTGGCGGCGCTGTTAGAAAGCTAGGAGAGTTTAAAAACTATCTTGGAAGTATCGGCAAAAGCTTCAAAGAAAAGTTTTCAAAAGATATGAAAGATGGTTATAAATCATTAAGCGACGATGACCTTCTCAAAGTAGGAGTCAACAAGTTTAAAGGATTTATGCAAACCATGGGCACAGCTTCTAAAAAAGCGTCTGATACTGTAAAAGTGTTAGGGAAAGGTGTTTCAAAAGAAACAGAAAAAGCTTTAGAAAAATATGTGCATTATTCTGAAGAAAATAGCAGAATCATGGAAAAAGTACGTTTAAACTCGGGTCAGATATCAGAAGACAAAGCAAAAAAACTTTTGAAAATTGAAACGGATTTATCTAATAACCTTATAGCTGAAATAGAAAAAAGAAATAAAAAGGAACTCGAAAAAACTCAAGAACTTATTGATAAGTATAGTGCATTCGATGAACAAGAAAAGCAAAACATTTTAACTCGAACTAAAGAAAAAAATGACTTGCGAATTAAAAAAGAGCAAGAACTCAATCAGAAAATCAAAGAATTGAAAGAAAAAGCTTTGAGTGATGGTCAGATTTCAGAAAATGAAAGAAAAGAAATTGAAAAGCTTGAAAATCAAAGACGTGATATCACTGTTAAAGAATTGAGTAAGACTGAAAAAGAGCAAGAGCGTATTTTAGTAAGAATGCAAAGAAACAGAAATGCTTATTCAATAGACGAAGCGAGCAAAGCAATTAAAGAAGCAGAAAAAGCAAGAAAAGCAAGAAAAAAAGAAGTGGACAAGCAATATGAAGATGATGTCATTGCTATAAAAAATAACGTCAACCTTTCTAAGTCTGAAAAAGATAAATTGTTAGCTATTGCTGATCAAAGACATAAGGATGAAGTAAGAAAGGCAAAATCTAAAAAAGATGCTGTAGTAGACGTTGTTAAAAAGCAAAATAAAGATATTGATAAAGAAATGGATTTATCCAGTGGACGTGTATATAAAAATACTGAAAAGTGGTGGAATGGTCTTAAAAGTTGGTGGTCTAACTTTAGAGAAGACCAAAAGAAGAAAAGTGATAAATACGCTAAAGAACAAGAAGAAACAGCTCGTAGAAACAGAGAAAATATAAAGAAATGGTTTGGAAATGCTTGGGACGGCGTAAAAACTAAAACTGGTGAAGCCTTTAGTAAAATGGGCAGAAATGCTAATCATTTTGGCGGCGAAATGAAAAAAATGTGGAGTGGAATCAAAGGAATTCCAAGCAAATTAAGTTCAAGTTGGAGCTCAGCCAAAAGTTCTGTAGGATATCACACTAAGGCTATAGCTAATAGTACTGGTAAATGGTTTGGAAAAGCTTGGCAATCTGTTAAATCGACAACAGGAAGTATTTACAATCAAACTAAGCAAAAGTATTCAGATGCCTCAGATAAAGCTTGGGCGCATTCAAAATCTATTTGGAAAGGGACATCAAAATGGTTTAGCAATGCATATAAAAGTGCAAAGGGCTGGCTAACGGATATGGCTAATAAATCGCGCTCGAAATGGGATAATATTTCTAGTACAGCATGGTCGAATGCAAAATCCGTTTGGAAAGGCACATCGAAATGGTTTGGTAACTCATACAAATCTTTAAAAGGTTGGACTGGGGATATGTATTCAAGAGCCCACGATCGTTTTGATGCAATTTCAAGTTCGGCATGGTCTAACGCTAAATCAGTATTTAATGGTTTTAGAAAATGGCTATCAAAAACATATGATTGGATTAGAGATATTGGTAAAGACATGGGAAGAGCTGCGGCTGATTTAGGTAAAAATGTTGCTAATAAAGCTATTGGCGGTTTGAATAGCATGATTGGCGGTATTAATAAAATATCTAAAGCCATTACTGATAAAAATCTCATCAAGCCAATACCTACATTGTCTACTGGTACTTTAGCAGGAAAGGGTGTAGCTACCGATAATTCGGGAGCATTAACGCAACCGACATTTGCTGTATTAAATGATAGAGGTTCTGGAAACGCTCCAGGCGGTGGAGTTCAAGAAGTAATTCACAGGGCTGACGGAACATTCCATGCACCCCAAGGACGAGATGTGGTTGTTCCACTAGGAGTTGGAGATAGTGTAATAAATGCCAATGACACTCTGAAGTTACAGCGGATGGGTGTTTTGCCAAAATTCCATGGTGGTACGAAAAAGAAAAAATGGATGGAACAAGTTACTGAAAATCTTGGTAAAAAAGCAGGGGACTTCGGTTCTAAAGCTAAAAACACAGCTCATAATATCAAAAAAGGTGCAGAAGAAATGGTTGAAGCCGCAGGCGATAAAATCAAAGATGGTGCATCTTGGTTAGGCGATAAAATCGGCGATGTGTGGGATTATGTACAACATCCAGGGAAACTAGTAAATAAAGTAATGTCAGGTTTAAATATTAATTTTGGAGGCGGAGCTAACGCTACAGTAAAAATTGCTAAAGGCGCGTACTCATTGCTCAAAAAGAAATTAGTAGACAAAGTAAAATCGTGGTTTGAAGATTTTGGTGGCGGAGGCGATGGAAGCTATCTATTTGACCATCCAATTTGGCAAAGGTTTGGGAGTTACACAGGTGGACTTAACTTTAATGGCGGTCGTCACTATGGTATCGACTTTGGTATGCCTACAGGAACGAACATTTATGCTGTTAAAGGCGGTATAGCTGATAAAGTATGGACTGATTACGGTGGCGGTAATTCTATACAAATTAAGACCGGTGCTAACGAATGGAACTGGTATATGCATTTATCTAAGCAATTAGCAAGACAAGGCCAACGTATTAAAGCTGGTCAACTGATAGGGAAATCAGGTGCTACAGGTAATTTCGTTAGAGGAGCACACTTACATTTCCAATTGATGCAAGGGTCGCATCCAGGGAATGATACAGCTAAAGATCCAGAAAAATGGTTGAAGTCACTTAAAGGTAGTGGCGTTCGAAGTGGTTCAGGTGTTAATAAGGCTGCATCTGCTTGGGCAGGCGATATACGTCGTGCAGCAAAACGAATGGGGGTTAATGTTACTTCGGGTGACGTAGGAAATATCATTAGCTTGATTCAACACGAATCAGGAGGAAATGCAGGTATAACTCAATCTAGTTCGCTTAGAGACATCAACGTTTTACAGGGCAATCCAGCAAAAGGATTGCTTCAATATATCCCACAAACATTTAGACATTATGCTGTTAGAGGTCACAACAATATATATAGTGGTTACGATCAGTTATTAGCGTTCTTTAACAACAGATATTGGCGCTCACAGTTTAACCCAAGAGGTGGTTGGTCTCCAAGTGGTCCAAGAAGATATGCGAATGGTGGTTTGATTACAAAGCATCAACTTGCTGAAGTGGGTGAAGGAGATAAACAGGAGATGGTTATCCCTTTAACTAGACGTAAACGAGCAATTCAATTAACTGAACAGGTTATGCGCATCATCGGTATGGATGGCAAGCCAAATAACATCACTGTAAATAATGATACTTCAACAGTTGAAAAATTGTTGAAACAAATTGTTATGTTAAGTGATAAAGGAAATAAATTAACAGATGCATTGATTCAAACTGTTTCTTCTCAGGATAATAACTTAGGTTCTAATGATGCAATTAGAGGTTTAGAAAAAATATTGTCAAAACAAAGTGGGCATAGAGCAAATGCAAATAATTATATGGGAGGTTTGACTAATTAATGCAATCTTTTGTAAAAATCATAGATGGTTACAAGGAAGAAGTAATAACAGATTTTAATCAGCTTATATTTTTAGATGCAAGGGCTGAAAGTCCAAACACCAATGATAACAGTGTAACTATTAACGGAGTAGATGGTATTTTACCGGGCGCAATTAGTTTTGCGCCTTTTTCATTAGTATTAAGGTTTGGCTATGATGGTATAGATGTTATAGATTTAAATTTATTTGAGCATTGGTTTAGATCTGTGTTTAATCGCAGACATCCTTATTATGTTATTACTTCTCAAATGCCTGGTGTTAAATATGCAGTGAATACAGCTAATGTTACATCTAATTTAAAAGATGGTTCTTCAACTGAAATTGAAGTAAGTTTAAATGTTTATAAAGGGTATTCTGAATCAGTTAATTGGACCGATAGCGAGTTCTTATTCGACTCTAATTGGATGTTTGAAAATGGAATTCCTCTTGATTTCACACCTAAATATACTCATACATCAAATCAATTTACTATTTGGAACGGTTCTACTGATACGATAAATCCACGATTCAAGCACGATTTGAAAATATTAATTAATTTAAATGCGAGTGGAGGATTTGAACTGGTTAACTATACAACAGGTGATATTTTTAAGTACAACAAAAGTATAGATAAAAACACTGATTTTGTTTTAGATGGTGTGTATGCATATCGAGATATAAATAGAGTGGGAATTGATACAAATAGAGGCATTATAACATTAGCGCCAGGTAAAAATGAATTTAAGATTAAAGGAGACGTCAGTGATATTAAAACTACATTTAAGTTTCCTTTTATTTATAGGTAGGTGATTTAATGGATTATCATGATCATTTATCAGTAATGGATTTTAATGAATTGATTTGTGAAAATTTACTAGATGTAGATTATGGTTCTTTTAAAGAATATTATGAACTGAATGAAGCTAGGTACATCACCTTTACAGTTTATAGAACTACTCATAATAGTTTTGTTTTTGATTTATTGATTTGTGAAAACTTCATAATTTATCATGGTGAAAAATATACAATTAAGCAGACAGCGCCAAAGGTTGAAGGTGATAAAGTTTTTATTGAAGTTACGGCATATCACATAATGTATGAATTTCAAAATCACTCAGTGGAATCAAATAAGCTTGATGACGACAGTAGCGAAACTGGTAAAACGCCAGAATACTCTTTAGATGAGTACTTAAGATATGGATTTGCAAATCAAAAAACTTCGGTCAAAATGACCTATAAAATAATTGGAGATTTTAAGCGAAAAGTACCGATTGACGAATTAGGTAACAAAAACGGCTTAGAATACTGTAAAGAAGCGGTAGACCTGTTTGGCTGTATAATTTACCCAAATGATACAGAGATTGGTTTTTATTCTCCTGAAACATTTTATCAAAGAAGCGAGAAAGTGATTCGATATCAATATAATACTGATACTGTATCTGCAACTGTCAGTACATTGGAATTAAGAACAGCTATAAAAGTTTTTGGAAAAAAGTATACAGCTGAGGAAAAGAAAAATTATAATCCTATTAGAACAACTGACATTAAATATTCAAATGGTTTTATAAAAGAAGGTACTTATCGTACCGAAACAATTGGGTCTAAAGCTACTATTAACTTTGATTGCAAGTATGGTAATGAAACAGTTAGATTTACAATAAAAAAGGGCTCTCAAGGTGGAATATATAAGTTGATTTTAGACGGCAAGCAAATTAAGCAAATTTCTTGTTTTGCTAAGTCGGTTCAGTCTGAAACAATAGATTTAATAAAAAATATTGATAAAGGCAAGCACGTTTTAGAAATGATATTTTTAGGAGAAGACCCCAAAAATAGAATTGATATATCTTCAAATAAAAAAGCTAAGCCTTGTATGTATGTTGGAACTGAAAAATCAACAGTCTTAAATTTAATTGCTGATAATTCAGGTCGCAATCAATACAAAGCAATTGTCGACTACGTCGCAGATAGTGCAAAGCAGTTTGGGATTCGATATGCTAATACGCAAACAAATGAAGATATCGAAACACAGGATAAGCTGTTAGAATTTGCAAAAAAGCAAATAAATGATACTCCTAAGACTGAATTAGATGTTAATTATATAGGTTATGAAAAAATAGAGCCAAGAGATAGCGTATTTTTTGTTCATGAATTAATGGGATATAACACTGAATTAAAGGTTGTTAAACTTGATAGGTCACATCCATTTGTAAACGCAATAGATGAAGTGTCTTTCAGCAATGAAATAAAAGATATGGTACAAATTCAACAAGCACTTAACAGACGAGTTATTGCACAAGATAATAGATATAACTATCAAGCAAATCGTATAAATCATTTATACACTAGTACTTTGAATTCTCCTTTCGAGACAATGGATATAGGGAGTGTATTAATATAATGGCAACAGAAGAAGTTAAAATCAAAGCGCTACTTGAAAACGATAAACAGTACTTTCCAGCTACACACTGGAAAGCTATAAATGGGATACCTTATGCAGGCAGTAGTGATATTGATGGATTGCCTCAAGACGGTATCATTTCGGTAGATGATAAAAATAAATTAGATAAATTAAAAATAGGCGAAGCAGGAATTATTCAAAATAGCATTGTACAGAAATCCCCAAACGGTAAATTGTGGAAAATAACAGTTGACGATAGTGGGAAACTTGGTACAGTGCTATTTTATTAGAAAGGAAGGTGCATTATGGAAAATTTGTATTTAATAAAGGATTTGGGAGCTTTAGCAGGTCGAGATTATAGAGCTAAAGAAATTCAAAACCTGCAAAGAATAGAGCAATTTGCGCTTGGCTTGACAACAGAGTTTAAGTTGCATCAGAAAGCTAAAACAATGCAACACTTCGCTGAGCAAATTTATTATAATGGTAGATCGCAAGCAGCAGTAAACAAATCTTTACAAAGTCAAATTAACGCACTTGTTGTGGCACCACGTAATAACAGTGCTAATGAGATTGTTCAAGCTCGAGTTAATGTAAACGGCGAAACCTTTGACACATTAAAAGAACATTTAGACGATTGGGAAACCAAAACTCAAATTAATAAAGAGGAAACTATAAGAGAATTAAATAAGACCAAACAAGAAATTCTTGATATCGAGTATCGTTTTGAACCTGATAAGCAAGAGTTTTTATTTGTGACAGAACTTGCACCTCTTACAAATGCAGTAATGCAATCCTTCTGGTTTGATAATAGAACAGGCATAGTATACATGACACAAGCTAGAAATAATGGCTATATGCTAAGTCGTTTAAGACCTAATGGTCAATTTATAGACAGCTCATTGATTGTAGGTGGGGGTCATGGTACACATAACGGTTATAGATATATTGATGATGAGTTATGGATTTATAGTTTTATCTTAAATGGTAATAATGAGAATACATTAGTTCGTTTCAAGTATACGCCTAATGTGGAAATTAGCTATGGCAAGTATGGTATGCAAGATGTATTTACAGGACACCCAGAAAAACCCTACATCACCCCTGTCATAAATGAAAAAGAAAATAAAATTCTATACAGAATTGAGAGACCTAGAAGTCAGTGGGAACTTGAAAACTCAATGAATTATATAGAGATAAGAAGTTTAGACGATGTTGATAAAAATATTGATAAAGTTTTGCATAAAATCAGTATCCCTATGAGACTAACAAACGAAACCCAACCAATGCAGGGTGTGACTTTTGATGAAAAATACTTGTATTGGTATACAGGAGACAGTAATCCAAATAATAGAAACTATTTAACGGCTTTCGATTTAGAAACAGGAGAAGAAGCGTATCAGGTTAATGCTGACTATGGTGGAACACTAGATTCATTTCCTGGCGAATTTGCGGAAGCAGAAGGTTTGCAAATATACTATGACAAAGATAGTGGTAAAAAAGCTTTGATGCTAGGTGTTACTGTCGGTGGTGATGGAAATAGAACACATCGTATTTTCATGATTGGGCAAAGAGGTATTTTAGAAATACTTCACTCAAGAGGCGTTCCTTTTATCATGAGTGACACAGGTGGTAGAGTTAAACCTTTACCAATGAGGCCTGATAAACTTAAGAATCTTGGGATGTTAACAGAGCCAGGTCTTTACTATTTATACACTGATCATACAGTTCAAATCGATGATTTCCCATTACCAAGAGAATGGCGTGATGCAGGTTGGTTCTTGGAAGTTAAGCCACCACAAACTGGCGGTGATGTAATTCAGATATTGACGCGTAATAGTTATGCAAGGAATATGATGACTTTTGAAAGGGTGCTTTCTGGAAGAACTGGAGACATTTCGGACTGGAATTATGTGCCTAAAAATAGTGGTAAATGGGAGAGAGTACCTTCATTCATCACAAAAATGTCAGATATTAACATAGTAGGCATGTCGTTTTATTTAACTACGGATGATACAAAACGTTTTACAGATTTTCCAACTGAACGTAAAGGGGTAGCTGGTTGGAACTTATATGTAGAAGCTTCAAACACAGGTGGCTTTGTTCATAGGCTAGTTCGTAATAGTGTTACAGCATCTGCTGAGATACTATTGAAAAATTATGATAGTAAAATAAGTTCAGGGCCATGGACTTTACACGAAGGGAGAATTATAAGTTAATGAGTAATTTAGAGAAATCTGTAGCTATAAATTTAGAAAACACAGCGCATTATGAAAATATTTCAAATCTAGATATAACTTTTAGAACAGGAGAGAGTGATTCTTCTGTTCTTCTTTTTAATATCATTAAAAATAATCAACCGTTATTCCTGAGTGAAGAAAATATCAAAGCACGAATAGCGATTCGAGGTAAAGGAGTTATGGTGGTTGCTCCACTAGAAATATTAGATCCATTTAAAGGCGTATTAAAATTTCAATTACCTAACGATGTAATTAAACGAGATGGAAGTTATCAAGCTCAAGTTTCGGTTGCAGAATTAGGGAATTCAGACGTGGTAGTTGTCGAGAGAACTATCACATTTAACGTTGAAAAAAGCTTGTTTAGCATGATTCCATCTGAAACAAAATTACACTATATTGTTGAATTTCAGGAATTAGAAAAAACTATTATGGATCGTGCGAAAGCAATGGACGAGGCTATAAAAAATGGTGAAGATTATGCGAGTCTGATTGAAAAAGCTAAAGAAAAAGGGCTATCAGATATTCAAATAGCAAAATCTTCAAGTATTGATGAATTAAAGCAACTTGCTAATAGCCGTATATCTGATTTGGAAAATAAAGCGCAAGCATATTCAAGAACATTCGATGAGCAAAAGCGATATATGGATGAGAAACATGAAGCCTTCAAGCAGTCAGTGAATAGTGGTGGTTTAGTCACAAGTGGTTCTACTTCAAATTGGCAAAAAGCTAAGATTACTAAAGATGATGGTAAGATAATGCAGATTACTGGATTTGATTTTAATAATCCAGAACAAAGAATAGGTGATTCAACCCAATTTATTTATGTTTCGCAAGCTATAAATTATCCAAGAGATGTTAGTACTAACGGTACTGTCGAATATTTAGTAGTAACTTCAGATTACAAGCGTATGACTTATCGACCGAACGGTACAAATAAAGTGTTTGTTAAAAGAAAAGAAGCGGGTTCATGGTCTGAGTGGTCAGAATTAGCTATTAATGATTACAATACACCTTTTGAAACTGTTCAAAGTGCCCAATCAAAAGCTAATATGGCCGAAAGTAACGCTAAATTATACGCAGATGACAAGTTTAATAAAAGGTATTCGGTTATTTTTGATGGAACAGCAAATGGTGTGGGCTCTACATTGTACTTAAATGAGAGTTTAGACCAATTTATTTTATTAATTTTTTATGGGACTTTTCCAGGTGGTGACTTTACAGAGTTTGGCAGTCCTTTTGGAGGAGGAAAGATTTCATTGAATCCCTCAAATCTTCCAGATGGTGATGGAAATGGTGGAGGTGTTTATGAGTTTGGATTAACTAAATCTAGTCGTACATCTTTAACTATATCAAACGATGTCTATTTCGACTTAGGAAGTCAAAGAGGCTCTGGTGCGAACGCAAATAGAGGGACAATTAACAAAATTATAGGAGTGAGAAAATAATGCAAATATTAGTTAACAAGCGTAATGAGATAATTTCATACGCTATCATTGGCGGCTTTGAAGAAGGTATTGATATTGAAAATTTACCAGAAAATTTCTCTCAAGTTTTTAGACCTAAAGCCTTTAAATATTCAAATGGGGAAATAGTTTTTAACGAAGATTATTCAGAAGAAAAAGATGACTTGCATCAACAGATTGACAGTGAAGAACAAAACACAGTCGCTTCTGATGACATCTTACGAAAAATGGTTGCTAGTATGCAGAAACAAGTTGTTCAAAGTACAAAGTTATCGATGCAAGTTAATAAGCAAAATGCACTAATGGCAAAACAACTTGTGACACTTAATAAAAAATTAGAAGAGGTTAAAGGAGAGACTGAAAATGCCTAAATTAATTTCACCAACATTCGAAGATATTAAAACATGGTATCAATTGAAAGAATATAGTAAAGAAGATATAGCGTGGTATGTAGATATGGAAGTTATAGATAAAGAGGAATATGCAATTATTACAGGAGAAAAGTATCCAGAAAATCTAGAGTCATAGGTTATAATCTTATGGCTTTTTAATTTGAATAAAGTGGGTGGTGTAATGTTTGGATTTACCAAACGACACGAACAAGATTGGCGTTTAACGCGATTAGAAGAAAATGATAAGACTATGTTTGAAAAATTCGACAGAATAGAAGACAGTCTGAGAACGCAAGAAAAAATTTATGACAAGTTAGATAGAAATTTCGAAGAACTAAGGCGTGACAAAGAAGAAGATGAAAAAAATAAAGAGAAAAATGCTAAAAATATTAGAGACATCAAGATGTGGATTCTAGGATTAATAGGGACGATTCTAAGTACATTTGTTATAGCCTTGTTAAAAACTATTTTTGGCATTTAAAGGAGGTGATCACCATGCTTAAGGGAATTTTAGGATATAGCTTTTGGTCGTGTTTCTGGTTTGGTAAGTGTAAGTAATATTTAAGAGTCAGTGCTTCGGCACTGGCTTTTTATTTTGGAAAAAAGGAGCAAACAAATGGATGCAAAAGTAATAACAAGATACATCGTATTGATCTTAGCATTAGTAAATCAATTCTTAGCGAATAAAGGTATAAGTCCGATACCAGTAGATGAAGAAAGTGTTTCATCGATTATCTTAACAGTTGTTGCTTTATATACTACATATAAAGATAATCCAACATCTCAAGAAGGGAAATGGGCGAATCAAAAATTAAAGAAATATAAAGCTGAAAGTAAATATAGAAAAGCAACAGGACAAGCACCTATTAAAGAAGTAATGACACCTACGAATATGAACGACACAAATGATTTAGGGTAGGTGGTTGATATATGTTAATGACAAAAAATCAAGCAGAAAAATGGTTTGACAATTCATTAGGGAAACAATTCAACCCAGATGGTTGGTATGGATTTCAGTGTTATGATTACGCCAATATGTTCTTTATGTTAGCGACAGGCGAAAGGCTGCAAGGTTTATATGCTTATAATATCCCGTTTGATAATAAAGCAAAGATTGAAAAATATGGTCAAATAATTAAAAACTATGACAGCTTTTTACCGCAAAAGTTGGACATTGTCGTTTTCCCGTCAAAGTATGGTGGCGGAGCTGGACACGTTGAAATTGTTGAGAGCGCAAATTTAAATACTTTCACATCATTTGGTCAAAACTGGAACGGTAAAGGTTGGACTAATGGCGTTGCGCAACCTGGTTGGGGTCCTGAAACTGTGACAAGACATGTTCATTATTATGACAATCCAATGTATTTTATTAGGTTAAACTTCCCTAACAACTTAAGCGTTGGCAATAAAGCTAAAGGTATTATTAAGCAAGCGACTACAAAAAAAGAGGCAGTAATTAAACCTAAAAAAATTATGCTTGTAGCCGGTCATGGTTATAACGATCCTGGAGCAGTAGGAAACGGAACAAACGAACGCGATTTTATACGTAAATATATAACGCCTAATATCGCTAAGTATTTAAGACATGCAGGACATGAAGTTGCATTATACGGTGGCTCAAGTCAATCACAAGATATGTATCAAGATACTGCATACGGTGTTAATGTAGGCAATAAAAAAGATTATGGCTTATATTGGGTTAAATCACAGGGGTATGACATTGTTCTAGAAATACATTTAGACGCAGCAGGAGAAAGCGCAAGTGGTGGGCATGTTATTATCTCAAGTCAATTCAATGCAGATACTATTGATAAAAGTATACAAGATGTTATTAAAAATAACTTAGGACAAATAAGAGGTGTGACACCTCGTAATGATTTACTAAATGTTAATGTATCAGCAGAAATAAATATAAATTATCGTTTATCTGAATTAGGTTTTATTACTAATAAAAATGATATGGATTGGATTAAGAAAAACTATGACTTGTATTCTAAATTAATAGCCGGTGCGATTCATGGTAAGCCTATAGGTGGTTTGGTAGCTGGTAATGTTAAAACATCAGCTAAAAACCAAAAAAATCCACCAGTGCCAGCAGGTTATACACTCGATAAGAATAATGTCCCTTATAAAAAAGAACAAGGCAATTACACAGTAGCTAATGTTAAAGGTAATAATGTAAGAGACGGTTATTCAACTAATTCAAGAATTACAGGGGTATTACCCAACAACACAACAATTACGTATGACGGTGCATATTGTATTAATGGTTATAGATGGATTACTTATATTGCTAATAGTGGACAACGTCGTTATATAGCGACAGGAGAGGTAGACAAGGCAGGTAATAGAATAAGTAGTTTTGGTAAGTTTAGCACGATTTAGTATTTACTTAGAATAAAAATTTTGCTACATTAATTATAGGGAATCTTACAGTTATTAAATAACTATTTGGATGGATGTTAATATTCCTATACACTTTTTAACATTTCTCTCAAGATTTAAATGTAGATAACAGGCAGGTACTTCGGTACTTGCCTATTTTTTTATGTTATAGCTAGCCTTCGGGCTAGTTTTTTGTTATGATGTGTTACACATGCATCAACTATTTACATCTATCCTTGTTCACCCAAGCATGTCACTGGATGTTTTTTCTTGCGATAGAGAGCATAGTTTTCATACTACTCCCCGTAGTATATATGACTTTAGCATTCCCGTATAACAGTTTACGGGGTGCTTTTATGTTATAATTGCTTTTATATAGTAGGAGTGAACTATATAGCCGGGCAGAGGCCATGTATCTGACTGTTGGTCCCACAGGAGACATCTTCCTTGTCATCACTCGATACATATATCTTAACAACATAGAAATGTTACATTCGCTATAACCGTATCTTAATCGATACGGTTATATTTATTCCCCTACAACCAACAAAACCACAGATCCTATTAATTTAGGATTGTGGTTATTTTTTGCGTTTTTTTGGGGCAAAAAAAGGGCAGATTATTTGAAAAAGGGCAAACGCTTGTGGAAAAGCTAAAAGGTTAAAAATGACAAAAACCTTGATACAACAGTGTTTTTGGACGCTCGTGTACGTTAGAGAATGACCGGTTTACCATCATACAAGGATGGGATCATGTCGATTTTATCGGTGTGGACTTCCTGGATTTCAAACGTAAAGGTGCAGAACTTGCCAACTTCTATACAGGTATTATAAATGACTTGTTGCGTGTTGAAGCGACTGAAAGTAAAGGAACACAATTGAAAGCAAGTTAAATTCATCTTCTGAATTTAATATGCTATGTAAATCGTGCTGTTATCATGGCACATCAGATATAAGTAGCATCACAGTGTTGAATTTAAAAATAGTAAAGTGAAATAAAGCGCCTGTCTCATTAGCGAAAACTAAAGGGACAGGCGTATCTGTTTATGAGCTTAATAAATTGTATGAATAATATGGTTGATCGAATAACTGTTTATCATGATGATAAATTGAGTTTTTTAAAATAATGATATATTACATCATTGTTATAGCGTTTAAGAAATCAACAACTTTACGATAAATAGTGATTGCTTCGTCATTAGGTCTACGATCAAAATCATGCTCGTTTTTATTCACGCGTTCAAATGTTGAATGTGGAACATGATTCATGATATGTTCGCTTTCCTCAACGGGAACATCATAATCGCCATTACAATGCGCAATGAAAACAGGTGGAAGTGTTTTAAGTTCATCTGGTGCAATATTATATTTTGAATTAGTATAATCAGCAATGTTAATCATATTTATCCATTTACCTGTGCCACGTGCATAAACGTAGATTAAAAAACGTTGTGCGATTTGATCTTGAACAACCGGTGTTGGTGAAGTGAGTTGTGCAATCATTGTTTCGTTTACGCTTTGAGCTATTTTTGCGTAATAACTATTAGTTGTTTTAAAAGGTTCAGTGTTGATGCGACTATAACCATAAAAATCAATAACACCATCAATATCTCTGTCTCGTGCAATTAATAGACTTAAATATGCACCTGATGATCTGCCAAAGGTAAAAATAGGGCAATTAGAATATTGTGATTGAATCGCATCGAATGATGCGTAGACATCCTCAATAATGCAATCGAGACTTACTTCTGGTAATAAACGATAACTTAGTTGAATTAAATCGTAATGTTCCGTAAGGATATCGATATACTGTGGGGATAAATCGTTAGCTTTACCGAACATTAATCCACCACCGTGGATGTAGACAATAGCGCCTTTTGTTGGTTGATTTTTTGCTTTAATAATTGTGTAAGGTAATGCAAATGCATCTTTAGTAATTACTTTATCTTTAATTTCAGTCAC